ATCACCATCCTCTCCATCTTGGAGAATGACAGGTCAAGTTCACTACGGATCTGTGGATCTAATTCTTCACCTAACGCATCATCTCTGACTTGTAGTTTGAAGAAAGATGTTTGAGGAGGAAGTAAGGCTAGCATCAGTTTAGATGCCAGTGTCACTACTGCCTTAGCTCCTACTGATTGCCAAGGTGTCTTGAGATTACGGTGTGTTGTATTCTCATCTTGCCTGACAATAAGGTATGGCAACGTCAGCTGTGAGCATTGGTAAGCAACATCAAGGAACTGTTGACGTTCACTCTGTAGCTCATTGTATCTAAGACGTGCGCTCATAAGTTAAGACCTTTGTTACCGCTGATGTTCAGCGAGCTTTTCAATGAACCACTATTGACACGACTCCTGTTTGAGTCTGTACTCTTCTGACTACCAATCCTTAGATCAGGTTTACTGTCAGGTTGTTGTAGTGGTTTAGGTGCGGGTGGTGGAGGTGCAGGAGCAGGTGGAGGTGCAACCTCAGGTAATGGCTTCGGCTTAGGTGGGCTCGGAGCCTTGGGTTGTGAAAAACACATTGTTATTGTTCCATACGTTGTAGTAACCACTCCACTACATGACGTTGACCAGCTTTATACATGATGGTCTGGATGTCATCGTGTGGAGTGGGTTGTACGGGTGGAAAGATTTCCTGCATCTCTTGCAGGATGACATTAGCTTGTAGTCCTCTAGTCTCTAGAAGATCAAGCGTACGATGGGAGGTTGACATTTGAATGTTCAAAGAATGCTGGGACCCTTGCTGACTTGGTGAAAGAAAGTTCAGGTGCCTTTCCTTGATACATAAGTCGATCGCTGGAATCGGTCCAAAATTTTTTGGACAATTTTTCAACGCCCTTCAAAGGATCAAAGAGCCAGTGGGCGGTAGCCTTCCTCAGCTTGTCAAGGCTAGGGCTAGGAGTAAGCTCCAGCTCAGCGCATACAAGACTGTTAGTAGCAACGTGGATCTGCTCATCACGACTGATATCAGCAGAAGTTGTCCTTAGTCCAGCGTTTCCGAAGGCTCGGAAGAATGGCAGTATTGTGAAGAAGATACTTCTCTCCAGTACCATTGCTTTGACAATGGGGTGGTCCGGATGATTGATCCAAGCTTCTGCAATCTGTCGTGCGTGAGCTTCAGTTTTTTGATCGCATGCCATTGCTGCAGCGACATAGTTGAGTGCGATGTCATGGTTAATTTCATCAGTAATGTTCATACTGAGAATCTTTCTTGCGGACTCTGGAACTTCTCTATTAGTAGCTTCAGAAATGAAGTCACCAACAGGAATCTCCAGGACACGCAATGCAAGGCACCGGCTGATGGCGTCCTCTGTCCCTTCAGCCACGGGACCACCTTCTACAGCGACGGGGGTCCACTTACGTTTACGGTCAATTAATTTATCGTATGGGGTCATTCGTAATCAATATTAAGGTGGGACATAACTTCGTTAATGCTGTCAGGTGTGATGTCACCTTCATGCAATGCAGCCAAGGATGCCTGAAGTTCAGCTACCTTAGTATTTGATTCAGCTAATGCAGTTGAAAGTTCTGCACGTTGCTGTGTTAGCTCAGCTAGTTCAGTTTGTAGCTCCTGGATTTTATTCATAAGGTCAGATGAATCCTGACCCACAGCAGCAGCACGAATAGCTTCAGCAATATTTCCAAGCTGTACGACCTGTTCAGCCATCAGCTTTTGTTCTCTAGTTAGTTGTGCGCTCATTCTTGACAATCACATGCAGGTTCTTTAATGAGTTCTTGCAAGTATTTGTCAACGTCTTCTTGATCAAGAGCAGCATAAACATCGCTCTTATCTTGGACGTCTCCCATAACTTGCAGACTATAATAAAGGGAGGTCTGGGGTGAATCTAACCACTGCTGTATGAATTCCTCATCATAGGTCACAACATCTGACCATGAGTTAAAGGAATATCCATGAGCAAGTCCCGTGTTAGTTAGCATCGTCATGATGCCATCGGCAACACGTTTGTAATCATCCCATCCGACTTCGGATGCGATCTCAACGTCACCATAATCATAATTCTGTACACCAAAAGTACCGCTATCACGGTCCACTGTCTGTGAGATAGGTGGTGCAATCTCTGGCGCACAAGTATAACCATCAGCGTCCACTGAGCGGTAGCTACAAGACGCTGTAGGAGCGATTGCAAACGCTCTGACCATATTGTTCCGACGTGCGATGGAAGCCGCCTGATCGACGCCAGTGGCTAGCTGAGAGACCAGCTCGTACGCAACAGAACGAATGGTATTACCACTATTAAATTGTTCTAGTGCTCTTCCGAATTGAGCATAGGTGACACCGTAACGGCGCAAGAGGTTGGCAAGTCCAAGCATTCCAAGTCCGACTTGTCGATCTTCCCCTGGACTGAGGTACTCTCCAGTATCTCCAACACCTGTGACACTATGGAGTGAGCACAGTTGTGACATACCCTCAACGAAAGCGACAGGTATGTCAACGAAGTCACAGGCTCCAAGATTAACATGTTGAAGGAGACAGGTTCCTCGTGATGGCAGGTAAACTTCCAAACAGACATTGCCTCTGATTCTGTTTCCTTTGTCATCGTATTTTACTTTGTTGAGCCAGATGTCACCAGCTTTGATGCCATGTAGTAGTTCTGCTTTAGTCTCAGCAGTCATTGCATCCCACCACTCTTGAGTGATGTTCACGCAACGCTTTACCCATGGCAGCTCGCTACGTGGTGTAGTGATGAACTCCAACAGGTCAGCATGATTGGCATCAAGGTGGAGAACTACTGCTCCATTCTGGTACCTGCCTCCTCGTCGTAGAGGTTCATGAAGAGCTGAATAGATACGTCCAAAGCTAACTGGACCTGACGCAACGAGTCCTTTGCCATTGTCGTGTCCCTTGGGTCGAAGCTCTGACAAATGTACTGCAACTCCAGCGCCATTCCGGAGAGCGTGACTAACAAATCTCCAAGATTTTTCGATTCCATTTGGACCCTCCATTGAGTCATCAACTACAAATACCGTGCACGACACGGGAAGACGACCATCAGGGTCATCAATCCAGGATTGAACCCGGCCAGTTCTAGAAATAAGTTCAGGCATTAGACGAGATCTTCAAGGTTAGGTGGTGCATAGTTCGGTCCTTTCATGACCTTCCCATCTTCTCGGTAGATAGGCTTACCGTATTCATCCAGCTTAGACATGTTGGATCGATGAACGCGACGCATTGCTTCATCTAGATCCCACTCTTCATTAGCTGCATATTGATAGCAAACATAGACAAGATCAGCTAGTTCTTTGAGCTGATCCCATTCAGGTTCACGCTCAGCTACTGCCCAATCAAACTCCATATATTCTTCATCGATCAAACGCTTCTGAGTCGCTGTCTGGTCCTGGGTTGATTTGATCCCATAGGCTGAACGGAATGACTCGGCCATTCCCATCAGGCTTTGACTCTGCAAGTGTGCTCCGTAGTTCATCTTCTAAATAGTGGATAGCTTTTTTCAAATCATCTGCTTTGTTGTCCTTATAGCCTGCTCTGCAGATGTATTTAATAGCACAGCCAAGGTGGTAGTTTAGATCCTGATCCCTTATGAAGTCCCAGACTTCGATGGATCCTCTGGTGTAGTAGGTGGGTGAGTAGGCCATTGATTGAGTAAGTTTTTAACGTTGTTACTTAAGACAAAGCACTGACGTTGTAGTGCTGTGAATACTGTGATGATGTCTTCCTTACTTGCTTCCTGCAACAGGCTCTCTAGCCTCGTCAGTGTGAACTCCTGCTCCATCGTAATCTCGATAATCGGAGGGGGAGGGAACCCAGGCAATGGGTTGTCTTTTGATGAAGTCATAATCAGAGGCAGTAAGAATTCTTGCGAGTCGTGCATTGAGGAGGGCATCCTCTTCTGTGAGTCCTTTGGATTGAAAGGCTCCGAGAACCTCTTCCCATACATATCCATTGTTATCAAATAATTTAGCGGCTGTCTTCACACCGTAACCAGGTACACCAGCATAACCATCTGTCTGATCGCCAGCCAATGTCTGAATGAAATGCCATTTGTGACCATCGAGTGGTGTGATTTCGTGGTGTTCTTTGAGGTCATATAACTTACCGGGGATCTGTTTTAGATCCTTATCAGGAGATACCACCACATTGCCAGGGTTAGCAGTAGCAAAGATGCCAATTGCATCGTCAGCTTCCAATGTTTCCATGACAATAACTTCGTAAGAAAGTTCAAGTGCTCTGATGACACGTTTGTATCCACAGGGCTTCTTTCTGTTGCGATGTCCTTTGTAATCTGGGTAAATTTTTTTCCTGAAATTTTCATGGTGGCTGAAGAACAATATAAGTTCAGCATCGAAGAATTCACTCTTGATGCGTTCAAGTTCTCGCTCAACATTTGCCATAGCATCTTTGAACGAGCTGGTAACTACAATGACGTCTTCACCAAAGTCAATCTCAGTTTCGGCTGCAGCGCAGCTCTTGTATACGATGTAATCAGCGTCTATTAGTAGTTTCATTAGTGGGTGGAGTGCCAGTCTTGGCCTGCCTTGGCTTCTGCTTCGATTTTGATTCGGAGGTTGTAGTACTCTCCAGCCTCTGTAGCGCTAAGTACCAAGGATGAACATAAGTCGTTTGCATGTGTTGGGTCTACCTCAAACTGAAGTTCGTCATGAACGAAAGCCAGTTGAGAGCAGCATAGTTGTAATTCTTTGATGTGGTCTTGGTTGATTACCATCCACCTTTTCGCGATGACCCCCGCTCCGCTTTGGAGAAGATAGTTGAGTGCTTTGTGAGGAGAATCAACTTTAATTTGTCTTCCGTCGATAGATCGAATGGAGCCTTTCTCCGCAACCTTCTTAATAGCCTCAAGGAGGTCACCGAGTCCATCAACCGCATCAACATACGCTGCACGAATGTCTTTCCCTTTTTGCTTGGCTGATGAT